TCAACAATGTCCTCGATCAAACGTGAGTATTCAAAATGACGGTCAATGCTGACAGTCAGTTCTGACTCAGTGTTGGCAATGATCGTTACTGCAGTGTCAGCAGCTTTTGCGTTTGCATTGCCACGAGTGGGCTTGGGAATATGGATCAAGTCACCCTTCTTGCCTGACATTGACAGTCGCTTGACAAGAGGAGCCATCTTGAGGTTCTTTTGGTAAGCAGCGATAATTTCATCCGACCAGATTTCGGGGATAAAAGTAGCTGCTTCGGTTTTCGCAGTATTACCAGCTGCGCCCGGATAAGTAGCAGTAGCCATTAGTCACAATCTCCTTAAGATTATTTGACTCGACCCTCTGCGTATGCTTTTAAGATTTCATCTGATAAAGCTTGGTAACGCTCAGGGTCTGTTTTCATTAGTTTAATAATGTCGGCCCTGCGATACACTTTCCTACGGCTACCTTCAGCACTGCCTTGTGCACTGCCTGTGTTAGCTGCCTTCAGCTGCTGCTTCCGTGACTGCTTTTCTACTGCAGCAGTTTGCTGTGCAATATTCTTACGCTCTTTCCAGAGAGTAAAGAGTTCGTCAGCGGCTTCAGCGTTGTACTGTTGGTCAGCTGCTACAAACAACTGAGTCCTAATTTGTGAAGCTTTGATCCACTCAGCAAACTTAGGATCCTGCAGAATTTCCTGCATGTCCGGGTGTTTGCTGTTTAGCATCGCAAGAGACGTTTGCTTCTTGTATTGGGCAGTGTACTCTTGAGCTTCTTTAATCTTAGGATGATTCTCAATAGCACGATTGACAGCTGCTTGAGGATCCGTAAAGTAGTCTATATCGTCTTCAGGCTCAACGTATTGTTGAGGTGCTTGTTGTTGTGTTTGACTCGTAATGAAGTCGTCCACAACTTTACGAAGTTCTCCTACTTCTGATGATTGACGCCCAAGTAGCTTCTCAGCTTCCTGGTGCATCTGTACCACTTCCTCTAAGGATTTATTTTGGTACTTCTCAGGTATTGTAGGTTGTTGTTCTTGAGGTTGCTCAGCCTCTTGCTGAATCTCTTCTACTTCGTTTTCAATGGTCTCTGCGTTGTCCTCTTCTGGAGGCACATCAATCATTGTTGCTCTTGACATAATTAAACTCCGTGAACATTAGTCATTATGGAGGTTGTTTCTTTGGCCTGCCTTTTCGTGTTCTCTTACCCAACGCATGTGCCTACCAGGAAAGTCCCCAGAAGCACCATTAAGGATAAAAGCCGGAGCAGACAACATTTTTGTACCTATAGCGCCGCAGTCGCACCTACTGACTTCGACACCGCTACGCACAAATTTCTCAAAAGTATGTCCCTTAGGACATCTAAAGTCATAAACTTTATACATCTTCTACAACTTCTTCGTTATCAGCTTCTGCTTGTTCTCTAGCTGCTGCAATAGTATCTGGAAGATTAATTACAGAAGCTAAAGCTGCCACTTGGCCTTTACGAAAGTGTAGATCTTCTGCGTCTTTTACTGTCTGAATGTCAGCTAGACGCTGTGCATTAGTAGAAAGCTCTTGTACGAGTTGTTTGAAACCTTCGCTACCAAATAGTACGTTGTAGTTGTCGAAGTAAGCTTCAAGCTCAGTGTTCATAAGTTTCCTTTAGTTGTTAACTACAGTTATAGTATAGCATATTTTTAGGCAAAAGTCAAGCTTTATTTCTTGGGCTTCTTTACCTTGGTCATCTTTTTACCAGTGCGTTTAGCTTCCTTCTTAGCTGCTTCCATACCGGACTTAGTGTATGAATAGTGTTTTCCACCTACTTTAGGCATTACTTTTCCCTCCTTTTGGTTGTTTTTGCTGCTTGTCGGAAAGCTTTGGCACTTGGTGCACCTTTGGCACCCGGTTTCCGCATCTTCTCCCCACTACCTGCAGCAATTCGTTTGCGCTTAGCGTGTATATTTGCATAGAGTCCTTGTTTAGCCATTACCATTTCACCTTGTCTGCCCAGTATGCTGCTGAGCATTTTCCTTTGGCGATGTTCTTAGCGTGTCTAGCTTTGAACGACTTACGCCTTGCTTTTTCTTTAGCGGTTTTCGGATTCTTGCCTGCACCACTTACGCCTTGCTGACCAAACCGTATGGTCTTAATACTCCCGTCATCACATTTAGCTACAACTACGTGAGACTTCGTAGGGTGGTTAGGTGTCCTCTTCGGTTTGTTGAACCCGCTTACTCCCGCTCGTTTTAGACTTGGGTGCTTCTCTGTCATTGCATAGGTCCTCTACCTTGCGTTCCAACTCCTCCAAACGGAGCCACTTGGGGTCTAGGTGTGCTTCTACTTGTTTCAGGAGAACTGTTAGCTCTTTGTCCGTTAGCATTTTCATTACCTTTGATTTGTCTTTCTTTTAGTAGAGTTTCAGCAACGCGCATACGTCTTTCAAACTCTTTATCTTCGGCATCACCTTCACGTAAGTTTCTAGTGATGGCGTTGATTCTGTCGATTTCTAGCTCCATTGGTACAGCCTGAGCTTCAGCAGCCAGCTTACTAGCCCTAGCTGAAGATTCCTGAGCCTGTGCAGACAAAGCTGCTGTCTGGGACTGCTGGAACTCAAGCTGGGCTTGTTGTGCTGCTTGTGCTGCCTGCTGAGCTTCTGGGTTAGGCTGCATAGCTTGTGCCATAGCCGCCAGAAGTTCCTCACGGTTAGAAAGATTCATGTTGTCTATAATTGACTGGATGAGCGTGTTGTACAGCGGTGAGTCCTTCTGCATAGTCTGCAAGAGTTGTACCAACTGTGTCACCTCGTATTCTCTAGCAATGATACCCAGAGTGCTGCTGGCGTTGAACTTGTAGTCAGCAACGGGGTAGTTCTCAGGATCAAACTGCATGTAGCGGTAAGCAGCTTTCTTAACAAAAGGAATCAGGAAGGACTGCTGGAAGTTAATCAGAGTGCGCTTGTGGCGCTTAATGATAGCACCAAGAGACATGCTAATGCCAGCTGCTGTGGCTTCTCCATTGACCTGACCCGCGATGCCAGCAGAGTCAACGGCACCAGTAGCCTGCTGAACCATCTGCTGTAAAGCACTGGCTTGAGCGAAAGTAATCTGGTTGACTTGACCAAAGTTAAACGGCTGGAGTACTTCACGAGGATCTCCATTTGTTAGGATCATTTTACCTGGGCGTACTTCTGGCTTAGCCCCTCGTGGCAAACGTGTGGCGTCAATAGCAAGCATTGGATGGATTGTAAGGCTCAGAGCGTCAATCCTGGCTCGTAACTCAGTGTCAAGAGCTTTCTGTGAGTTGTAGCCTTTTTCACACACACCACGGCCCCAGAATCTGCTGGGTACTACGTCCCAAGGAAAAGCTACTACGGGTCTGTCCTGCATCATGTAAGGGTTAGCTTCTGCTTTTAACAGAATACCACCGTTGGCAATAACAACAACTGCTTCTACGTACCGTGACTTTTTGTCCTCTTCAAGTTCTACTACTTCTTCGTCTTCGTTAGTCGTAGCTGCTTCAAGTAGTTCTCGTGGTACTAAGCCGTAGTACTTAGTCAGACGTACTTTGTCGTCACTGTACATTGTGATGTCTTTGTCCGGCTCTAAGTCGCTGTCAGGAGCAGCACTTTCAACGTACACGTCTCTGTAGACGCCCTGTTCCTGCAGCATTTCTACGTGGTGTCTGCTTACGAACTCGTCCACAGCTACACCCATGGCGTCCTCTACAGACGTAGCTACGGGATCAATTAGGAAGTTTTGTGGCAATACAGGCTTGAGTTTGACCTTGACACGCTCCGTGATGTTAACACCGACAGCACGTAAGTCCCCACCCATGATTGGCTGAGTGGCCGGAGCCATCTCCTTCATTTCTTCAATGATAATCTCACCTATGCCCGTGCCGTACACAGCTGCATTAATGAGACACTCTGCTACTGACTTACGGACCTTACAGTCCTCAAAGTCCTCCGTGAGTTTGTTACGTAAGAACATCACGTCCTGGCGCTCAGTGTCGCCCATGTTGTCGCTTACGTCAAACCATTTGCCACGGCCAAAGGTTGCTTCTTCTAGTTCAGCAACATTGGACTCTACGGCTTGCTGGAGTGCAGGCGAGATGATTCTGCTGCGTTCTGACTTACGTTCGCTGTCTACAGGATCCCAGATACCACGCCAGAGCCTGTAGTACTCGTCAAACTTTGCCTCGTAGTTAGACTCGTAGTGGTCACGCCAGTCGTCACACTTGGTCATTACCCAGTCTTCGATGGACTCTTCGACCATCAGTGGATCATTTTCGTATAGTTCACTCATAGTTAATATCCTGCTACCACGTCTAATATTTGATGGTCGTCTATTTCAAATTCGTAGTCATACGCTACTTTTGCTAATTGGTCAATGTAGGACAAAGCGTCCACTAAGTCGTCATGCGTCAGAGGGTCAGGAAACTGGAACAACTGGTCTAGAAATTTAGCGTTCCATTCGCCTTTGTTCAGTGTTACGAAGCCATTCTCAAAGCGCCCCTGTAACGCCCACATAACCCTGTCAGTCTTCTTTTTGTTACCGTGAGTCAGCTCTTCGATTCTAAAGAACGTCCCGTATCGCTTCTGTAAGTCTATTAGAGGGGACATTACGGCTTGCTTTGCAATCCCCCTTTCGATTCCAACACTAATTGGCTGGTAGTCCCTGACGACTTGGAAGATCTTTGCTGCTGTTTCGTTAAGGTCCCAACGCCCATATACAATATTATCAACGTACCAGCCATCAGGACTAACTTTGACAACAGCAATCGCAGTCTCGTCAAGCCTTGTATTCTTAGTCCTCTTCTTGTTGACTTCTTCAAAACCTGCCAAGTCAACTGCAACGTAGTAGTCTCCTATCTCTGGTTCTTCTTCAGAGACCTTTACCCAGCCTTCTTTAAACATTTCTGACCCACGAGCTTCAAATGACGCCATAAACTCCTGACGAAACGCATAGCTCGACATAGACTTCTTTGCAATGTCGATTTCACTAGAGTCAAGCAGAGGATTGTCATAGGAAGTAAAGTGCCAAGCTTTGTAAGTCT